GAAACCACATCAAAACAAATTAGGGAGAAGTCGTCCTCAACCTCAACGGTTGATTCATCTAGTTCTTTTACCGAACCCAACCCTCTACTAGAAATTCCAAGTCGAATGTTGTTCTTCAACAATTCTTTGAGAATGTTGCCTGACGGCGTTGATAGCACTTCAAGTGTTCCCATCAAGTCGGCGCCGGTGAACCATAATTCCGTAATGTTGTGCGATACATTCTTTAGATTGACAACAGGACTCTCAGGATGGTCTAGTTCGCCAAGTGCTCTACGTTCCTTAATGAATTCCTGATACCGCTCGCCTTCACGCATGAGAATTGGAAGAGGATAAACTCTCCCATTTTGATTCTTGGCATTGGCCCTCTGTAACAGCACGTTTTTCAGAACTAACGGGCCGCCCTTGTTGAGAGCTTCCGTAATCATCTGCCGGCTGTACTTCAGAGGTGTAAAATCAGTTAGTAATGCCATTCTTATCCTCAGTCGTATATGATACGCCAAACGGTTTCATCTTTGGGTGCCGCTTCAATTATGCCTGACTTGAAAAAGTTTACCTCAACATACTGTGCTTGTCCCGCTATCTCAAGAGAAGCACTGTTTACAGTTAGCTGATACTCGCATTGAACGTTGAAATCATTCCAACTAACTACACCTTTCTCGGCGTCGGTAAGCTGAAATGTAAAACTCTCGAAGGAAGATGTAAGCGGTCCGAAATATCTAGCTGCCACTTCCGTATCACCATTTTTAACAGATGCCGTAAGAAAAACTGAAGAGCTAAAAGTTGAATCTGCATTGGAACCGCTTTTTGCTGCATCAACTCTAACAGTGACCACCTCATTAGCATTAGGCGATGGAAGGGGGGTTGGAAAACTAATCGAAAATGCTTCTGCAGAAGATGTTGGGGACACGAGCGTACCAGTGGCAGAAACAACAACCCCTGAAATAGATGATGTTAATGAACTAAACAGCGGCGTTGGCGAAAACGAACCAGTATCAACATCCGCATCTGGTATAATAGTCCCCCCAAATGCGCCAACAGGACCACCAGTAAGATATGAACTGGAAGCAAACGTTTGTCCGCCTCCAACCGCATCTACTTGGGAGGCAGTGACGCCCGCAAGAAAAGCATCTCTCGCTGCTATTCCAACTACGATCTCTACACCAGACATATTATACCCTCATCTCACGAATCTTCTGAGAGATTCTGTGCATTCTCTGTTCCATCTTTAAGAATGCGTTGTTAGTTCGTTTCCAGTAATCGTTTGCTGACATACCCATTTCTTTCTTGAGTCGGGAGCTTCTTTTCACCACCTTATGCATCTCTACCAACTGCTTGTTGATTTCTGAGATGGCTTTTCCTATCTTCTGCTTTGGAGTCATTGACTCATCGTTTCTCCAAGAATAGTAAGGATCGCCTGCCTCTGTCACAGAATGCTTCACTATATTTTCATTTACGCTTTCTTCATTTCTGCGTGGACTATGCCTTGGCCAAATCTCCTTATGAGGTTTGCTGGCTTTGCCAGTAGTTTTTGCCTGTGCTTTCACTCTTGGCCCATTTAGAAGTGACAATTCACCTGTATTCATATCAACAAATTGATAAGTTACATCTGTTCCACCTCTATCAGAAACATGCTTTACATGACCGCGGTGTTTTACTCCACGATTATCCACATATTCCCATTCGGGCATCGTAGTTGCTTCATTTACTTGTTTTGCTCCCTCTACCCACTTTCTAGCCATTTTCTTAGCTTCATCTCTAGACCTAACTTTTTTGTCAGGTTGACTTTTGCCCCTTGCGCCGCCGGTACTCAATCTTACTATATGAGTATCACCTTTATCAGTTGGAATGATAACTGCACGTCTGTTACCATAAGAATATGTTTGAATACCAGGCCTTCCAACAATTCCACTACTAAGTGTTCTTATATCAATTTTTGCTTCATTTATGGTATTTCTAAATTTGAGAGCGTTCTTTTTGCTATGAAACTTTTTAAGTACGCCCTTTTTATTCCTAGCTGCCCAAGCAATTGACCCATCCGGCATTTTATAGCTACTAGCTTCTCCCTTTCCGGGAAAGTTTGATTGTATCTTCAAGTCTTTCTCAAGAGAATCAGCTTCATTAATCGCCCCCGCTACCACTCTCTCAAACTTTTCGTCAAGAGAGAAACTTCTATTTGCTTCATCGTTTTGAACTACTTTGTACCCTGACGCCGCTGCGCTCTGCCTTCTCTTTCGGCGATTTGCTTCTTTATTTCCTTGAAATGCGTACGGCGTGCCGAACCCCCCAACATCACCCGTCGTGGTCATTTCTTCAAGTTCTTTCTCGATCAGTTCTCGTATGAATTCAAGAGTACGGCCCATTAGTCATCCTCCGTAACTGACTTGATTTCCCTAACGAGTTGATAAGCAATCATCAATGCCGTTACTTGATTGTCACGAACCGTGTTTCCCTTCTTAACGCTGTCGAGTTGATTGATAACCTCCATGATCTTGATTTTAGTTACCTTATCATCAATGCTGCCAAGCGACTTCTGAAGTTCTGCCTTGACCTTTGGTACTTCCTCATTGATGTATTCACGCAGCGAGTTTGTGTTGGAAACATTGTTGATGTATTCACGCAGCAGAACTTTCTGCCGTTCATCAAGATTCTTGTACTTCTCATTGAACCTGTCAACTAGAATCTTGTAGGTAAGAAGTCGTAGATCTTCTTGCTGCTCCTTGAAGGTTTCTGACAGCATTTTCTTGTCATTGGCCGCAGGAGCTTTGTGAGTCAGTTGTTCAACAATAGTAAATCGTGCTGACGCAACATTGTTGATATCTGACACATCTAACTTGTTAGGCTGTGATTCAAATAGGAAGGTTTTGTAGATTGACGCGTACGCCTTATATTGTGGAATCTTTGAAGACAAAAATTCCTTCAGAGGATATTTGTCCTTGATCGCCTTAACCAAATTGTACTTTTGCTCATTGAGATTTTTCGCATTTAGCTTTCGGCGCTGTTCGAGAATTATATCTATGAGCTTGAGAGCCTTAGGCTCTGATAGGTTGCCCGTTTCCATAAGAGAACGGTACAAGACAAGCTCCTTGCCCAGCTCTGTGGTTGGGCGTAGATACTCTCTAATAATGTGTATTGCTGGCGAATCTTCGCGGCCATTTAGCGTATCGGCCGTCACCTGTCTAGCTAGTAGCTCGAACAGGATGCCAGTATTCTTATACTTACTATGTTGCACCCTTCGGCTTTTCATATGAGACTCCACTGGTATTCCGGTCAATCTATTAAGTCTTTACCGTATTATGATATACCCTATTGATAAGTATTAATCAATTTCACATTACTCGTCGTTTTCCTCTATGAGCACGCTCTCGTCAAGATAGTTACCCGGTTCGGAACCCTCAGTAAGCATTTTCTTATCATTAGAATCCTTCGTTGGGAATTTTTCCTTCAACTGCTTCATGAACTGACGCAGCTCGAGACTTTCCCGTGATAGTCCCTTCCTTTTTACGTTGATCCTTCTTTCAGGGTCAGGATGCAACGCCTTTTCGTTTTCTTTTGCTCCAAATGGGTCGCGACCAAAAGCATGGCGGTCAGTTCCCAGTTTTTTGCCCTCCGGCGGGCGTCCGGGGCCTCGGCCATCTGCTATGACTTCGGGATTTTCCATTTCTGGAAGGTCGGTGAAGTCAACCGCTTCTTTTGCAACCGGCAATCCGCTCAAATCAACTCCGCCACCTTCCGGCGCGCCCGGAGAACCAGGCTCACCCGCCATTGACTCTGCACCAGGGGTTTGAGTACCACCTGCTGCCGCAGGATCGTTACCTTGTTCAATGGATTGTAGTCTGTACAGTCGTTTCTTGTCTTTGACAACCTCTATTCTCTGGTCATCTATTTCACCTGCGCTCATTCCCAGCACATTGTCGTAAATCCAATCACTTCCGATCAAATTTAGTTGCTGTATCTCGCCGGCTAGACGAACTTTCTCCTGCCACAATGCGATTTTCTCCTGCTCGTAAATTGTGGATGGATTCGTGAGATTCAAAGAGAAGTTTACCAACTGGTCGTCAGTATATCCCTGTGCATATAGGTGAATGATAGCAATTTTCGTCAACTCAGAGATGACGATTCGTTGAATTCGCTCGATTGTGCGTGCAAAACGAACATCCTCTGCTGCCAATGTTGCCTTTCCACTCAATTGTTCTTCATATCCAAGGAATGCTCGTGGTACTTTGAGCGCTCCAATCATCTTGTTCCGCAGATACTCTACATCTTCAGTTGCGTTGAAGTTCAATCCACCCAAATTATCAATTGAAGCACCACTGTCGTTACCTCTAACTGGTAGATAGAAGTCCTCAACGATGTTCATTAGATTGAATTTAAGGTTATAGTCGCCTGACATTGGGTCAATCAATGGTACTTTCTTGACTTTGTTCATCAAGCGTTCCATGAAGTTATCAACTTCCTGTGGAGGAAGATTTCCAATGTCTACTTTGAATACTCTGCGGTCAGGTGCCCGTGTCAGACGGTGAACTAGCATTGCATCTTCCATTAGTTGAACCTGTTTCCACGTTCGACGTGCGGGTTCAACCATTGCCTTACCGTATGGAAGCCAGTTTGCATCTGACAATAGACGGAAGTGAGCTATCTCGTAGTTCTCAAATCGGTCGGTTGGCATCTGAGTACCCATCGTCTGAAAGTAAACCTCATATGGGTTCTCAGGATTCTCTCCCTCAACGCGAATCGTATCGTATACTGACAATGGAAGTACATTGATGATACCGTAGTCTTCTGTGATTTCCAGGAACAGATAGAAGTCACCATACTTACACATATTCCTAATCCACGGCCACAAATTGAACTCAACATTCAAAATATCATAGAACAAATTGTGCAGGACTTCACGGACATTCTCATCGGGACTCTCAATGATTAGAGATTCACCCGACTCCGATTGTACCGTTGTTTCGTCTGCATAAATGTCCAACGCAGATGCAATGATTGCATCGTTGTCCATAATGTCATAATCACGGAACAACTGAAGTCGCGCACCCTGATACGCTAGTGTGTACTGGCCACGAACAGTAGAATACTGCCCGTATCCAGCATGATGTACCCGACTATATCTGTCGTACAGATTTCGGTTTGTGAATGCCTGCATGCGGCTTGTGTCGGCAACCTTAAGTTTGGTGCCGCCAACGTTGCGCACTATCACATTTGTGCTAAAGAGTCTCTTTAGTCTTTTTCTTAATGACCTATCAGCCATAAATCACCTCTACAATGTTA